TGAGAAGGGATTCAGCATGGGGCACCTCGACTTCAACAGCAACTACCGAATCATCGCCAGAAGGGAGACAGCAATACCCTTTAGGGCATTGCGTACTCCAGACAGCGATGAGTGGCTTGCTGCTTGTCAAGGTGCCTTTGACGACGAAATGAAGCAGGCTGAAGCCTGTCTCATCCCTGGCGTCATTGCTGTCATTCGAAACGAGGACGCCTGGGCGAAGAGGGGTTTAACACCCTCAGACCGTGTGGCGTTCCTACACCTCGACTGACGAGAATCATGAAACCTTCTCACTGCAACCGTTCTTAGAACGGTTGCCTCCACCCTAGTTTTATGTCGACGACTAGGGGACGTCCGGACTTCTCCAAGTGCTTGTCGTCCATTCCTGGAGCGATCAAGCACTTAAGAAGGCTTCCCTCATCGCTTGCGAGCGAAGTTGGGATACGAGGCGACACAAAGAACCCTCTGGCTAGGGGGCTCTGGTACGCCTTATGCAGCTTCTGGGATTCGTAACCCAGAAGGCTGTGCCTTCCAAGAAGTGGCGAGCTGGGCAAAATGCGCGGATAATGGGGAAGAAATTTCTCCACGCGTATGTCCAACCACCGTGCAGTCTTCCAGTAACCACGATCATACATGTGATTACGGAGGGCCACAAGGCTTACCACTTCGGAGGAGTCTTGTCGTGACTCAGGGAAAGCGGAACGAACACGAACAGGGGTAACATCTTCCCCTGCATAGTAATCGCCACCGCATGACTCCCTGAACTGCCCAGTCCAGAAGGACTTGGCAGCGTTGACCTTCCAACCCATAAGGGAGAAGGTCTCGGTCACGAACGGGACACTGTCTACAGGGATGATAATATCATCTCCATAGACGCGCACTGATCCGCGGTACCGACGAATGTCGGCCTTGGATAGGTGCTTTCCCGAACCCTGTGAAATGAGCTGACGCTCAATTCCCATGAAGACACATGTGAGAAAACACATGGCCTCCACAGGAAAGCACAGGGCTGATCCCATCGCGGCGAACTTACGGATAGGCATAACCCGTCCGTTAGGTAGCCGAGCGCAAGTAGAGCGCGTCGCTTCGAAAGCCTCCCTTACCCAAGGGTGGTATTCGACGAGAGCGAGTGCTTGCGACACTGAGACACGGTCACTTGCTTCACTCATATCGAGTGTAGCAAGCTTACCGGATGATGATCCGGTTCGAGCCATGTCCTGGTTGAGGGTTTGGTCAGTGAAACCAACCATACCGCCGATAAGACGGTCCTCTTCCAGAAGGATTGCCAAAGGTTTGGCAACAGCCTGCTGCATATATTGCAATGCAGTAGGCTCAGCCGCAATAATACGCGGAGCCTTCAGTGTTTTGGGAACGAGGATTACCCGCGAAGGTAATTCTTCATCCTCGGAAGCAAAAGTAACACCCTCTG